CAACGTACCCGAGGCTGATTGGCCTGTGTATTTTGCGAAGATGATCGAGTACGCATTGGCTATGGACTTCGCGGCAAGCATTAGGGATAGCTCTGCGGCTAGGGGTGAGATGGCGGCGGCTTATGTGAATGCGTCCCGTATGGCGCGATTCACGGACTCTCAGCAGTATCCTACGGAGCAACTACGAAGCAACCCGTTTACTAATGTGAGGTTCTAATGGCATTCACCAATGAAACACTGTCTCATGTTGGTGGAGCGTCTCCAGCACCAAGGATTTACACCTATTACACTGAGGATTCTCAAGCGGTTGTAACTGCTACAAACTATTTCAGTGGTGCTTCTACAAAACTCCAAGTCAATGATCTAATCCACATCATAAATACAACACTTGTTTACACGATCATAGTAACGGCTGTCAGTAAAAAGTTTGTGACGGTAAAGAGGAGTGGCATTACTAGCGCTGGTTACGCAATCTATGACGATTCAAGAGTTGGCACATCAATCAGTTTGGCGGCTGGCGTTTTAACAGTTGTCCCTAATGATGCGGCTGGGGCTACTACCACAAACGCATACCTTCCTTTAGGCGTAACGAATTTATGGAACGCAGGAACAAGCTCTTTTGATTTTAGTGAACTTGCAGTCGGTGACGCTGTTGAAATAAGGCTGTTGGTTCAACCGACAACTATCAATAACAATACTGAGATTGAACTAGATTTATTCCTTGGATCTGGCGTCAATCAGTACAAGGTGCCGTTTATTACCACCCAGAATTTTCAGTTTGCAGGTACGTTTGAGGCCACTAGATATACTTCTTTTCCTATAAGAGATGAAGATACAAGGATTTCTCCAGCGCAATTTAAAGCGATTGCAGATAAAAACTGCACTCTTCAGACCGATGACTTCTTTGTAAAAGTGACGCGCAATGGCTAAGACGCGATTCATTCAATCGAGCTTTGTAGGCGGTGAATTATCGCCACTGCTGAAGGGTCGTATTGATATCAACCAGTATTATCAGGCGGTTGAAACGGCTGAGAATGTTGTGATTGTCCCTCAAGGCGGGTTGCGTAGACGCCCCGGCACTTCATTTATTGGTGAAGGCGTACCGATCCTAGTCTTTCACGATTGGACTGGCACGATGCCTAATGGTGGCACTGTATCAAGTCTCAATGACGATGACCGCACGACCAGTACGCAGACGACAACAGCACCCGGCACAACGACTGATTGGGTATTTGTTGATGTTAATATCACCAATATAGCGCTTGGCGACATTGCATTCATCGAAGTCACTGGTATGTATACGACGTCTGGCACGACTAGCGACATGATGTTTCAGTATTCAACCGATGGCGGCACATCGTGGACTGATCAGCAAGCTATCCCATTGATCGGCACGAATCCCCAAGACTTTCGATTCCCTGTTGATCCTGCATCGTCTGTAACTGACTGGCGCATCATTCGTAAAGGTAGTGCCAGCTTCACAGGAAATATCGGCGCGTCTGGCATTAATTTTTATTACAGCGGCGGCAATCGAGACAGCAGAACAAAGCTAGAGAGCTTTGAGGTTGAAGCGGATCGCAACTATTTAGTTGAGTTTACACCCGACAACATCCGTATTTATCGGACTGATGCGACAACTGGCGACCCCGTTCAGCGAGTTATCGACATACCACCAACATGGACTCCCTATCCTGCGGGCTTGTTAGCGGCTATTGACGTTGAAAGCATCCGAACAGCGACGGTTGAAAACGTCATGCTGATCGTGGGTAACTTCCAGCCTCTTAGATTAGTCAATCTTGGCACTGATTCAGATTGGACGCTGGATGACGTCCCATTTTCTAACGTCCCTCAGTTTGATTACAACGACGATGACAGTCCTACACCCGTGAATGAGGTACAGGTATTGACTCTGGGCGGCGGTAGCTTGGCTGTAGGCGACCGATTCCAAGTTGATATTGAGTCGGTACAGTCAAAAAATATTACTTACGCGGGTGATAGTACGGCTGACGAGCAAGCGGCAACCGTCTTTAACATCCAGAAGAACCTGCAAGATATGCCTGTGTTTGGTGAGACGGGCGTGGCTGTCAGTAGAACGGGCGCATTGCAGTACACAATCACAATATCAGGCGAATCAACTAAAGATTTTGAATTGTTCGCTGGCTATTTTACGGAAGGCGATGCAAGCAATACGGTTTCGTTTACTAAGAGCGCTAGTGGTAGCCCAAGAAAAGAGGATGTTTGGTCTTCTACTCGTGGATGGCCGAAGACAATTTGTTTCTATGAAGGCCGATTGGTTATTGGCGGCACATCATCAAAGCCGCAATCCCTGTTCTTGTCTAAGTCTGGTGACTTCTTTAACTTCGATACTGAAGAAGCGGACGATGACGATGCAATCTTTGCAACCATATCGTCTCGCACACTGAATGATATTGTTGACGTTTATCCCGGCAGAAACTTACAAGTATTTACCTCTGGTGCGGAGTTTGCTGTAACGAGTAAGCCGGTCACTCCTTCGAATGTTCAAATCACGCCACAAACAGCACACGGCGCAAAGAATGTCGAAGTGCAAGATGTGGATGGCTCGACGATATTTGTGGACCGTTTTGGTAAATCACTGCTTACTTTCTTGTATTCGTTTAACGAAGACGCCTATACGAGTGATGATCGCTCTGTTCTTGCTAGTCACTTGATTAAGCAACCACGCGACATGACATTGCTGGCAGGCACATCAAGCGATGATGCTAACTGGCTATTCGTTGTCAATGATGATGGGACAGCGACGATCCTTAACACTCTGAGAAGTCAGGATATTAACGGGTTTACCAGTTGGACGATGGACGATGCGGAAGTTACGAACGTAACAACCGTGGGTGAAAAGTTATTCATGGTTGTTGGGCGCAATCTTGGTCCAAGCGCTGGCGATATCACTATTGAGCAATGGGACTTCACTCGATTACTAGACAGCAGTGTTCGTAAGACAGCAACGGCTGGCGTTATTGACGGGCTTGATCACCTCGAAGGCGAGACAGTTTCAATCGTTACACGCGGAGATAGTAGTGGCGACAACGATGGTTATGTCTTGGCAGATCAAACGGTATCAAGTGGCTCGATAACTGTTCCTACGCCATATGATTCTGGGTATGCAACCCTTGAGTTTGAGGTCGGTCGTCGCTTTGTACCTACCATCAAGCCGATGCCACTGAATACCAACATCGGATCAGGCCAGAATCAGATGCGTCTGAAGAAGATTATCCGCATGAATCTGCGGGTATACGAGTCTTCTGGCGTACACATTGATGGGCTTCCTGTGCCTGTTCGGGCGTTTGGCCTTGCGGGTGATACATCGCCATTAAGTCCTGAGCCTATTACGCCGGTAAGTGGCATAATAGAGGATGTTTTTGATATTAACGGCTGGGGTAGAGAGGTCGTGCCGACAATCACTTGTCCTGATCCTACGCCCATGCACATACAGATGATTGAATACGAAGTTGAGGGTAACTAGATGGACCCGTTTACTATATTGGCAATTATGGCCGCCGTTTCTGGAGGCGTATCAGCCTACGGGCAAACTCAAGCCGGAAAAGCACAAGAGCAAGCATTAAAAGAGCAAGCAAGACAAGAAGAGCTTGCGGCTACAAGCCAAGAACTAGCACGTCGCCAAGAGTTAAATCGGGCATTGGCGGCTAATGTCGCGGCACTCTCGACAGCAGGAATTAGTGGGGAAGGTACGCCAGCAAGTCTGGCCTTGGAAAGCGCACGTCAAGCAGGTCTTAGTGAAATGACTATTGACCTATCAGAAAAGCTAAGACAGGCGTCATTAAAGCGGCAAGCAGGCGCGGCAAGACAAGCGGGGCAATTAGCGGCGGCAAGCACACTGTTAAAAACAGGCTTACAAGTAGCGCAAATGTCGGGCGGATCACCGGGCGGATCACCGGGCGGATCATCGGGCGGATCGTCCGGTGGCGGACCAGCGTTTTAAGGATAAGTAAATGGCTCAGAAGCGCATTGATTACTACGGCAGGTTTACGCCAACAGGTGTAGATACGTCTCAGGCTAAACGCTTGCAGGCTCTCTCTGGCTTGGCTGAACAGGTCGGGGACATTGCGTTTGAGGTTGGCGCTAAGATCCAAACAAAGCGCGGTCAAGAGGCAGGCATTGCGTCTGGTATGGAGGCCGCAAAGGATAGCGAGTCGCCAGAAGCCCCAGAACTTCGAGAGGGCTTTCTCTCTCAAATCTCTATTTATGATCAGGCATACAACGAAGCGGCACTGAATGCTTATAGCTCTGGTATTCGTGTTGATGGTCGCAAGAAGCTCATGGAGTTTGAAGAGCAGTTTGCAGATGAGCCTGATCCCGAGAAGTTCAATGATCTATGGGAAGGCTATATCACTGGCGTTACTAAAGGCTTGCCACCAGAGATGGCGGCAAACCTGCGTCTCAGCCTTGAAGATGACGGTATGCGCCTTGGCGGCAAGATTGCTGATGCTCGACGGGCTTTAGATTTTGACAAGAACGTAGCGACAATTAGTGAAGAGCTAGACCTAATTGAAGATGACATGGCTAGAGCGGCTCGTGCTGGCGATGACACGTTGGTTGAAACTCTCCGCGCCCGAATGGAAAACCGGATTCAAGACAATATTAAATTCGTTTCTCCTGCCACAGCTCAGAAACGTCGAGACAGTCTTGAAGACCGATTGGTGGTGCAGGGTGCGTTAGGTCAAGTTGACAGGGCATTCTTAGATGATCCAGATGCAACTATCGAACAGCGCATTGAAAACGGATATGGCATTCTTCGCCGCATAACAGAAGCAGAACTAGATATAAGTCCTGAAGCAAAGGATTCGGTAGAGGCGGCAGTAACCACGCGCATTAACAATTTAAAGACTCGATACGCAGAAGATAAAACTGCCTTGAACATCGAGATAAATGATTACATGACGGGGGTTACTGAAGGCACTTATGACTACGAGCAAGTAAAAAAGCAAACCGATATTTGGCTCTCTGAAGACAAGATCAATCTTTCTCAATCGCAGTCAATGCGAAACAAGGCGCTGGCCTATCAGGAAGAAAAGTCAAAGACGGCAGATATTGATTTAACGATTGCCAGCCAGCTTGATGAAGATACGCGAGACCCTACTGTAATAATCAAGCAGTCAGATGCGGACGATTACTTCGAGCGAATGTATGCTCCACGGTTTGAAAATCTTCCGCTCGATCAGCGTATGCGTAAATCAGCGCAGTTTATTCAGGCCACGCGGATTGTACCCAAGCAAGTCACATCGCAAGTAAACACGTATTTGCAGTCTGGAAATCCTGAGCTAATCATTGCCGCCGCGCAAACCATTGACGCGGTTGATGAGGTTCCAGCTTTCTTTAATCAACTGACAAACACCGACACTAAGATATTTGCCGGGCAGATGGTTAAGTTGTTAGACATCATGGAGCCAGATGAGGCATATCGACAGGCTAGCCAATTTATTCAGCGCGACAGAAAAGACTTGATTGAATCTCGGACTAAGCAACTCAAAGACC